TTGTTTTTATTTTCCCTTGAGTGACTTGCTCTGCATACCATGTTGTTAATAGTTTTGGTGAAGGTTCATTTAAAACTTTAATAGTCACCAAATCCACCTTCTTCTTGAACTATCTTTTTTCTTTGTGCTGCTGTTAAACCCATAGACTTGAGTAAGTTATTTAGTGTTTGAACTGTTTTTGTCAGTTCTATGCTTAATGGATTCTTAACAATATTGCTCGCACCAGCCTTGTTTGTATGCTCTATCATCAAATCACTATTTTTAAGTTCATCTCTTAACCGACAATAAAATTCATATGTTTCTATATACAAGTTAATTAATATGTCATCAGATTTTTTGTAATCCTCTATATATTCTTTTAGCTGTTTTTTTGTTAATTTCATATAAAGACCCCCTTTCATAAAAGTTTATCCGCGTTGCAAGCGAAGGGCCCCCGCCGGTACCCGGCGAAAAAACATTTTAAGCCAATGGGCAGGGGGCTATAAAATTTTATTTAAATATTTTTTTATTTAAATTTTTAGAACTCTAATTTTCTTAAGACTACTTTTGTCATTATCATTTGCATGAATTTTGTTATGACAGCTATAACAAACTGACATTAGATTATCTAAGTCTAAAGCTTTGTTAAAATCTTCATCAACATAAATAATGTGATGCACAATGTTTGCATCTGTTACAATATCTTCGCGTAAACACATTTGACAAAGATAATTATCTCTATCTAATGCTATCTCTCTTAACTTCTTCCATGCTTTTGAATGATAGAACCAATCGTATTGATATGACTTACGGCCATGCTTATAGATGTTATTATGCTTGGTCATCTCTTACACCTCTTTGATTGCATAACAAAAGACACACCGCTTAGCGATGTGCCTCATGTACTTGTGTCGTATAACTTTTAGATAACTTTATACATCTATCCGATACTATCATATTACTACAGATTTGTAGGCCTTTTGCACAATCTTTGCACAATGTTATTTGATACCTGCATGATACGCTACCGCTTTAACAAAGTTCTTTCGTATAGTAGTAACTGTATTACGATGCATGTGACATGCATCTCCTATTTGCTCTATCTTTAGCTTCTTATCTCTATTCCAATACTTTAGCCTAATTACTTTCTTATGATCTTCAGGTAACTTTAAGTATTCACTTTCAACTGCTTCGACCATTTCTTCTAGGTTTCGTAACATCTTATTAGTCAATAACCTTGTTGCCATTAGTTCAGTTGTTCTAACTGGTTCACCTTTTTGCAACGGTCCATACACAATGTTAGTGTCTAGCTCTTTCGTTGGGTTAAGTATCTCCATTCTCAATCTATTTATCTCTTTCTTGTTCTCTTGTAGGTTATATATCTCTGACTCAATATATTTAAATGTACCTGGCTTAATATCGTATGATGCCTTTCCCATCTTATACCTCCATTACTTATGCTTAGCTATTCTTGCTTTAATAGCTTTCATCAATTCTTCTTGCGTTAGTTCTTTATTTTGTAAAGCTTTATATACTCTTTGATCTATTGTGTTATCGGTCATAATGTGATGAATAATAGTCGTATGATTTTGTCCTTGTCTATATAATCTTGCATTTGCTTGTTGGTATAATTCCAATGACCATGTAAGTCCAAACCAAACAATAATGTGCCCACCTTGTTGTAAGTTTAATCCATGCCCTGCACTTGCTGGATGTGCTATAAGCAGCTTAATGTCTCCACTATTCCAACGTTCTTTATAGTTTGAATCCTCTAATGTGGTTGCTTCCTTAAACCTTTGAAGTATTCTTTCTTTATCATGTTTGAAGTTATAAAACAATAATATTGGTTGGCCTTGAGACTCCTCTATAATTTCCTCTAACTTATCTAACTTCTTATCATGTATAAGTCTTACATCTTCATCATCTGTATAAACTGCACCGTTAGATAGTTGAAGTAGTTTTTGACTTAATGATGCCCCATTCTGAGCTACAACTGTTCCTTCTTCTTCCGATTCTAAAATATAGTTTTTTTCTAATTCTTCATATACTTTTCTTTCTTTTTCTGATAAGACTACTGTTTGTTTAGTATCAACTCTGTCAGGCATATCCAGATAATCTTTCGCTTTCATGCTTAAACATATATCTTCTATTTGTTTATATATCTTTTCTTCAGATCCGTCTCTTAGCTCCCACTTAAAAATATGTTCGCTAACTTGATGAGTTGGTTTAAAGTACCTTTCTCGATAACGACTGAATGAAGACTCAAGTCTTTCACCTCTGTCTATCAAATAAACTTGAGCCCATAAATCCTGTAAACTATTTGGACTAGGTGTTCCTGTTAATCCTATAAATCTATTAATGAGTGGTAATTTCTTTTTAATAGATTTAAACCTTTGACTCTTAGGACTTTTAAATGTAGACAGTTCATCAATCACAACCATGTCAAATGGCCATTCTTTTTTATATTGATCACATAACCATTTAGTATTTTCTTTATTGGTTACATAGATATCAGCCTCTGTGTTTAATGCATCATTTCTTTCTTTAGGTGTTCCTAAAACTAAAGACACTTTCAGATGATTTAAATGGTTCCACTTATCAACTTCATCAACCCATGTATCTTTAGCAACTTGTTTAGGTGCTATAACTAACATTTTTTTAGTGTCTAACAACTGCAATTCACTAAATGCTGTAAGTGTTGATACTGTTTTCCCTAGACCCATATCTAAAAACAGACCGTATTTCTCATTATCTATCACTTTATCTATTGCATACTTTTGATAGCTATGTGGTTTGAAGTCAATCGCCAAATGTTCCACCTACCATTCTGATAAAAGTATTTACTTGTTCTTTATTCCATAACACATATACTTTATGATCTCTATTTTCAAATTGTCTATGCACATATTTTTGTAAAGGATGCAACTTTCCTTTTTCTTGCTTCATTTCTACAAAATATGTTTTTCCTTCTGGCATAATAATAATTCTATCTGGCACACCTCTTGTTCCAGGTGCAACCCATTTTAAACATAAACCGTTTAGCTTTGTTATCTCTTTCACTAAATATTTTTCTAATGTCGACTCTTTCATTTATTCACCTTGTATACAAAATTTATATTTGTGTTCCGATGTTGCATCAATTCTTGCCAAACTTTTAAAAATAGCTGTTAGAGGGTTACCCCTATACCTCTTTACTCCCTAACACTACTTTTTAAACTTTATAGTGAATTTGATGCAACATTGGAAACAAACAGGGTTGAACCTTACAGCGAGAAGGGAAAGAGGTGTTGTATCATTTGTTGCATCAATGTTGCATCACTAAAAATGATGCAACACCTACGATTACTTTTTACACTCACGTGTTGCATCACTCAAAAAATGATGCAACATCTGATACAACACTCTGAAATGTATATTTATTCAATAATTCTTATATTAAATCCTCTAAACTTTCATCTCTTACATAAGCTATCTGTACACCATAATCTTTTCCAAATCGAATTTTCCCGCTTTTATTGCCATCATATAAAGACCAATTGTCTAATTGTCTTAAGATGTTTGAAATCTTTCTAATTTCCATAGATCCTCTACTATCTCCCTTATCTTTACCAAAACATTCAACAAACACTTCAAGCGCACAGACCTTATTTCTTTCAACGTAATCTACATTTCCTGTTGGTAACATATCAACATCACCTTGGTAAAATCGCCTTCTTTCAAAGATGCTCAAGTCTTCCCAATTGCTTGGAATTGGCGTGTTAAGATATTCCTCAATAATACCTGTATATGGAGATTCCTCAGTATGTTTGCTTTGTATTGAACGCATTTCTTCTTCTAGTTCAGGGTTGAGGAATAACTCTTCTCCTTGTTCATAATAATATTTAGCTTCTGCCCAAATTTGGTCAATCTCATCTTTGGTTAGTTTAGACCAGTTCACTTCAACTCTCTCTGGATTTACAGTCATTGGCCAAAAACGTCTTCCACCAGTTTCATCTCTTAAGAAATCAACTTTATTAGTTGTACCAATGAAAATACATTGCCTTGGAAAATCTTCAATATAATGCCCATAAGCAACACGAAATCGGTCAACTTGTTTAGATATGAAATGCTTAATAGCTTCAACTTCAGCTTTTCTTGTAGCTGCAAGTTCTGCCATTTCCATTAGCCAAACGCCTTGTAATGCCTCATAAGCTTCTTTACCTGTAACAGAAACTAAACTGTCAGAAAACCATGCACCACCTAATTTTTTTAGCAAAGCAGATTTACCTACACCTTGAGGACCATAAAGTGTAAGCATATAGTCAAATTTACATCCAGGCTCCATTACTCTAGCGATTCCAGCAGTCAATGCTTTTTTGGTAGTTGTTCTATTCACTTCAGTGTCTTCAACACCTAAGTATTTGATAAATAACTTTTCAAGACGTTTATGTCCATCCCACGATATTTTATTTAGATAATCCCTTACTGGATGATAAGCATTTTGCATTGCTACGCTTATAATGGCATCTTTTGTTTTACCTGAATGGTGTATGTCATAAATCTTTTCGATATAACTTCTTAAACTGCTATCATCACCGTCTTGCCATTGACGTATTTTAAAATTATTATTCCATGGCATTTTCCCTAAGCATTCAATTTGTTTTGTAAATTCGTTAAAGGCTATTTTTCCTTTTAAATTTGGATCATTACGCAATATAATTTCTATATTTGGGATACTAGCTTTGAAAGTACCTTTCGAAGTAATTTCTAACGTCTCAGACCATGCATCATCGCTATTTACTATTTCATCGAAATCCTGCATTGCATCAGACATTTTGTCGTTAATTAATTGCTTTTTAACAACTTCATCATTTTGCGCTCTTTGCTGCATTGCTTTATAACTAGGTAGTCGATTAACCGGAGTATCTGTATTAGCGTCATCATCTTGAGCACCATATAAGTGTATGCGTACTAAATCAAAACTGTTCACAAGCATACCGCTTACGGGATCCGTATTATGATGAGAATAGGCAAACTTGTTATTTTCGTATAACACCAATCCACCTGCAGTTGAGCCTTCGTGATAGGTATAACGGTTAGTAGAATGTTTTTCGTATAAGTCAGGAATAAAAGTTTCTATAGCTTCTTCTATCGTATAGGCTCTACAAAATGCACCAACAATTCCCGGCTTTTCTTCTGGGTCGCCTTGCTTATCTGCTAATCTTTTAGTCTTACTCTCTTCCCTTGAAGACGTTGGCCATTCTAATGTGTCAGTCCAATCAACATATTCATTTAATATTTTATCTGGGTCTAACAAAGGTAAATCTTCATAGGTAAAGAAAAATTCTGCATCATTGCTAGTTGAAGGCCAATACATTAACCTATGTGGTTGATAAGTTGTATCATCGAAGTAATCCATGCCAACGATATCTGCGACTTTACGCCCAATAGCTTCATACTCATCTGCATTTACATTTCGTTTTAAAGGAATCACTAAACGCAGTCTTGGACTTATCTCTCTATGCTTATGTGTTGAATATAAACAGTATGCAAAATCATAAAACATAGATAATATGTCGGTCATATCTTGAGCAGCATAATCGATATCAAGTGTTAGCATTGAACGATTCATGACTTGACCAGCACGCCGTTTACCTTCTTTTAAATAACCGCCGACAAATCCGCCAACATCTTTTATATCTGCTTGTTCAGACTTAGACATTTTATTGTACTCAGTTAAATCTTCTTTAGTTCTAACTGTTTGTGCTAGCTTCTGCATAAAGTCAGACCAAGCCATATTGTGATTAGTCCAATGTGTGGATAGGCGACTAGCAGCATAAGAATATGAGACATCACGATCATATTTAATTGTTTCTATTTGAGTGACTTTGTCTAACATGTTCGGCTCCTTTCATTATTTTAGATAGAGCAGAGAAGCCAACGCCTCTCTTTAGCTTTTGAATCTTTTTCTAATTCGTTCAACTTCATTTTCATAATCTTCTAAACCTTCAACACCATTATTTTTTACTAACTGCTTGAAAAGATAAGCATTCATATACTCCAATGCTTCTATGGTTTTCATCTTATGAGAAATGCTACTTAACAAGACCAATAAAAATATAGATAAAACAATTGAAATGACAATCCACATATTTACAACACCTCCAGTGCTATTGCTAAACACATTAATATAATTAATTCAAAAATGATAATAGCTATTACCTTGAAACTTCAGCTCTGATTTTCTCAAAGTCACTCGGCGCCTCTACATCATCATTAGCCGTCATCATAATATATACTTGCTCAGTTACATACTTACCTAGCTCATACATTGCTAATAAAAATAATAGTCTTAATATTTGTTTAATCATTGTTTATCTACCTTCTTTACTTCGTATAAGACCGGATATAAATTTAAAAAGTGTATTCTATATCCAATCGTCTTAACTTCTACTTTGTCGCCTACTTTTAACCTAGCTTGTATATCTGCGCTATCAAATTTCTTTTTGAATAATAAGTCGGAGTTTTCAATGACTTGTTTGTTGTCTAATACAATATAGAACTTGTCTTCTTTATCTTGTCTCTTGTTATATTTATCTGTAATTGTCCCTTGATGTACTTCTTTGTTTTGGTAACTAGCCACTGTATAGATAGGCGATATGACAACAAGCATCAGTGCGATTACGCCGAATAATCGCAGTATTCCAGCAATAAAGATATCGAACCAATCCATATTTTTAAGTTTTTTAATCATTTCCCACACTCCCTTATATTTTCAAACAACTGACCCACTTTAATAACTGCATCCCTTTTAACTTGTTTCTCGTACTTCTCTTTCGCTTCTTCTTTACTCTCTGCCTCAACAACTGTAAACCTTTGATTACTCTTAGCTTTAGTTATGTGTGTATGTTTACGTCCTGTTGAATCTTTGAATGTTGTGACTAAGTATTGTGTCACTTCCCCAAAACCTCCTTGACTCGATCTAAGATGTCTTTACACGTATCCTTTTCCTGCGTCTGCTGTTCCATCTTGTCTTTCATGATTCCTTTTCATTTTCTTTTTGTATGCGTCAATGAGTTGGTCGATAGAATAATACTCCACAGCTATTTGAAAAGGTAATACTAATTCCACATCTACCAACAAATCTAAAATATGATTGATTTCTAAATCGCCAGTACGTTCATAGTGTTTATTTTGTTTATGATATTCTGTCACTGAAATAACTTTGTGTAATTTGGCTAAAAAACTATATTGATTTGTTAATTCTGGTATTTCACAAAAATAAGTTTCGGGCTCTTCGTAACTTTCAGTCATCAATACATAGGATAGTGCAAATGCCAACATATCTGATAGTTCATCAAGTTGTTCTTCAATAGGTTTACCTTTTAACTTTTTCCAGTTCTTGAATGGCTCTATTGTGTTATACCATTCGAAAAATTCTTCTACATACGCTTTGTGCGTATCTTTCGGATTTTTGGTTTCAATTCTATCGTCGAACTCCTTTTGTATTTGTAATAACTCTTGTAACTGATCAATTGTTAATGTATTAGTCATTTTCCTGCTCCTCCTCATATTTATAGACAACTTGACCTGCCATAATCCCTACTGCTTCATCAAGTTCAATACCTTCTTTAACTGAATGTTGAATAGCATTTGTCATTCCCTCAAGTATTTCATCAAACGC